TAATTAATTCTTCTTTGACTTCACCACTAATAGCTCTCACTCTTTTCTTTAACAAATATTTTGTTGGAACATTAGCTGATGTTTCAAAAATAGAAACTGTAGTAGGATCGTAAGAACTTGAATATTTAAAATTTACATCATCCATAAACCTAAATGTTTTACCTGTAGATTTTGATTTTGCTTTTGTATTATTTGTAACAGTTAAAGCATAATTCATATTAGGTCTTGTAGAATCTCCTGTTCCTGTAGCAGGTACAGTTTGATAAACATCTAATACAGTTGTTGCAGGATAACTAACTTTTGGTTTGTATCCTAAAGATTGTGCTATATTATAAATTGTTCTTTTTTCTTCAGCGTATGCTAAGATAGATTCTTTAAATTGACTATCCACATAATAAGAAAGTACATCACCGATATAAGCTGCCATTTCAATAAACATCATTCCAGGAGAAGACTCATTAAAGTCTGTGTATGTAGTTGGAAAATATGTTTTTGCATATTCTATCAAATCATTTCTAAATCCTTCAAAGTCTTTATTTAAATATTTGACTTCTTTGGATACATCTTTTATTGGGCCTGTCGTATTCGTAGGCATTTACTATCTCCTATTGTGTAGCATTAAAATCTAAAACTATTTGACTTGTAGCACCTGGTGATGATGCTACTGAAAAATCTATTGATACATTTAATCTGTTTGGGTTTGTAGCATCAACAACTGTTATAACTTCGTTTATAGTTACATATGGTAACCATCTATCAACTGCTTCGTTTATAACTTCTTCAATTAAAGCATCATCTTTAAACTCAAAAACAACTGATAATAATCTCGAACCAAACTCTGGTTGATTTACTCTCTCACCTATATTAGTTAATAATAAATTTCTTAAATTATGTTCTGCCTGTTCTTCTATAGTTTTAGTTCTATTAAAAAAACGATCACCAACAAATCCAAGTGGAAATGAGAAACCAATACTGGTATCTGGGTCTAAATTGTTTTCGGTTGTAGATGCCATTATTTATCCTTATTAATCACTTTCATCAAGTCTGAATAATCTCTTGTAAGTGCGTTAACAACTCCATCACCTACTTGGTCTGGAGTAACACCCTTTTCTGCTAAAGTTTGTGCTGCAACCTTATCCCTTTTTAATTCAGGACTTGCCATATCACCATAACCTAATAAGTCTGCCATATTATCTGTAGTGTATTGTTTACCACCCATATCAGGATATTCTTCTTGTGGTCCTTTTGTCAAACCAACTGTTTCATTTAATATGTCATTCAATGATTTATTTTCTTTAATATATGTAACTTTTTTCTTAGGTTTGGTTTTGGTTTTTTTTCTAATTGGCTCTCTAGAGAATACTTTCTCAGTAATAAGTATCTTACCTACTTCTTTTTTAACTTCTTCTCTAACCAGTTTTCTTATAACTCTAACAAGGTCTTTTTTTGTCATTATTATTACCTCTTTTTTGTTTATTCAATTTCTACCACTCTACTCAATAGAGTTGGTAATTTAAGTTTTGCATCGACTTGCTTAAAAATATTTTCTGATACACTTGATACTACTGTTCCACTCACACTCGATACTGGTGGTAATGCAGGTCCTACTGCACTAGCTAATTGATTGAGACCAGTTGTTAAAGTTTTCATTATCGTTATCATCTCTTCCAACACTTCTTTTAATTCTGTTCCTCTCACAGCTGGTGATGCATCTTTTAATCCAGAACCAAATAATTCTATTTTATTTGCAATATTAGTTATATAACCATCAGTTGCATTTATTACAACCTCATTACTTTCTAAAGATAAATTTTTAGTTTTAGTATCTCTACCAATAGAAATAGTAGGTGAATATAAATTTAAACCTTGTTTAGCTGATACACCAAACGTGTTTAGTGTTGAAAAATCTATTGGTCCGTTACTAAAACCAAGAATACCATCTTCCTTACTATTAAATATCAGTCTACCTGAATTAAGAATGATTTGTTTTCCACTAAACTCTGCTGGTGCTATTTCGGTTGGATATATGTTTGAGTCTTCTAATGTTGCTGGTGTTAGTCTAACAGTTTCGTCTGTAGTCATCCACATGGAAGAAGCATCTAAGTTTATATTTTCTTCTAATGATGTATTAACTGCTTTTTCACTTAACTCTTCTATTAAAGCATCACCCTCATCAAACTTTTCAAAATCTGATATTTGACCTGCTCTAAGTTTTATAGTTGGTGCGTTATCTACACTACCCAATCGTATTGTATTTCCAAATCTTCCTTGTATTAGAGTATCACCCTCATTTGGTATTAGTGACCTTATATTAAAATTTGGTTTAAAGTAATCACCTAAAAATACTTCATCAGAATTTTCTTTATTCTCTACTACTTCTGATTCAGCAGTATCTAATGTTTTTTGAGACTTTTTTATTTTTCCTACATTAAACTTTTGACTTGAACCAATGGATGAAGCATTATTGGGATTATTATATATATTAACTCTATCTGTATAATAAAACTTATCATAAATTTTTTGAATAAATACTGTTTCACCCCTTATAGGAAAATCTACAATATTTAAATTTAAAGGATAAGCTATCATTAACTGGTCATCAGATAAATTTTGTTGTGAATATATTTTTCTAAATCTTATAGCACCAATGAGTTTATAATCAGGCTCATCATCTACAGGCGATTCTTCTAATTGGTCTTCTGTAGAGTAAACTTTAATTACTTCTGCTAACTCTCCCTCATCAGCTTTTCCACGATTTATTTGATTAATAACTGGACCTAATATTTTTCTAATGTGGTTGTCTACATCAAATAAATTAGTTAGTCCTGTGGCTTTAAGGCTTATTTCAGGTAATTTTAATTTCATTTAACTTTCCGTTGATTTAAAATCCTTTGTGATAGTATCAGAATATTTTTGAACATCACCTGCAGTTTCTTCTACTGCTTTCATTAGTTGTTCTTTTTCTGAATCAGATAACCCAAATGAATCTTCTGAACCACCTTTGGATTCGGAAGCAACCAATCTTTGAACGATTGCTGCTATCTTTACTAATTGGTCATCGTTTTTTACATTGATTTCAAGATACTCTTTTAACATAGGAACTATCTGAACTGCAGTATCACCATCTTTAATATATCCTACAAGTTCTCTTGTCAAAACATCCAATTGTTGTCTATTTTTTTCAGTATTGTCGTAAATGTCTTTGAATACGTCAGATAGAGATTTACCTTCAAATACTTCATAATCTGTAGCCATATAAACTCCGTAATATTAATACTTGTGATTTGTTTGATTTAATTTTATCCATGAGGGTTTCATATTATAAATATAAAAATATTATGTTTTAGATAGTTATTATTGAGGTTGCTTGGTTTCAGAACTGAGTAACCTTTTTTTGTTAACTAACGGGAGAAAACCAATGAAGGAAATCGTAACAATGATAAAAGGCTATGTAGATGACTTAGCTCATTTAATGATGTCTTTTATAGCTATTGGTGCTGTGTCTGAAGTAATCTTTGGAACTGGCATCTTTGGTGTTAATGTTATAGGTAACCTGACAACCATCATAAATAATTTCGGCGAATCTGGCTTCGCTGGACTTGTCGCATTGTTGGTGTTGGTCGGTTTATTTCGTAAGTAGGAACGAAATAGTCTTATATTTCCTACAAGTATGGGACACTAAAAAAGGGGAGCGAAAGCTTCCCTTTTTTGTTTTTATAAGTTATATGTAGCCGATAGGAGAATCGAACTCCTGTTGCATGGATGAAAACCATGAGTCCTAACCACTAGACGAATCGGCCTGGTGGAGCTGACAGGGATCGAACCTGCGACCTCCGCAGTGCAAGTGCGGCGCTCTCCCAACTGAGCTACAGCCCCATACTTCATGTCAGTAACGACATAAGTTTACTTAGGTGGTGAAAAGATTTTCTTAGCACCCTTAACTACAGCTTCAAAAAACGGATTGTCTTTTGTAGTAGATTTTTTTCTACGTGTAGTTGTTTTCTTTTTTGCTCTTGGCATAATCACCTCTTTTATTAATTGAACATAGCATTTATATATGAGCCAGTATTCATATTCTGTACTGAACCTGATGTTTGAAACATTTTTTGCATTTTAAAATACTGTTTCTTCATCTGATTTATTACTCTTGTAATATGTTGTGTATTAGAACCTGTTCGTTCTCTAATCAAAATATACAAAGCTTTCTTATTAAAGTTTTCTATGTTATGTCTGTGCTTAAATAAATAAATTACAGAATCAGCAACATTTAAATCTTTCTTACGTTTAAATAATTCCATAAGATTGTTGTCCCAATAATCTAACATCTCTTCAAAGAATACTTCATAGTAATCTTTTACTTCATCACCCTTAACTTCACTTAGGACATTTCTTTTAAAATCCAAAACATCTAATTGGTCTTGACTTTTCATCTTCTTATAATTGTTATTGTTGTGTAGAATTAAATAGTTCTTTGCAACAATACTGAAATAAGAAAATGCTTTACCTTTACCCTCTTTGAACTTATGCATATTCATAACAAGAAAAGAAACCACCTCATGTTTCACTTCTTCACTTGGAACATCAAAGTAATAAAACTTAAATGTGTGAATAATATTTTCAGCTAACTTTTCAAACGGAGCCCTGATAGATTCGTTGTAAATTTGATTCCGTACAATTGGGTCAGTCTCTTTATTATATTTGATAATAGCATCTTCGGTTACTTGTCCGAAATACATTTTTCTTTTTGGTTTTTTTGCAACT